TATCTCAAAAAGATGATCGGTGGAAAAATGTTAAACTCGGAAGTTGTAATGTAACTATTGGGAGTGACGGTTGTAAAATTACCGTCTTAGGAATGTTAGCTGAAAAGTATCCGAATGATGTTAATAATAGATTTAAAGGTCATTATCTGAGTGGGTGCTTGGTAGCAGATGCTACTATCCCTTCAGTTATGCCTGAATTAGAATATAAGAAGGGAGCATATCCTTGCATAGCTGAGGTTAAAGTTCCAGTAGGGCAACACTTCGTAGTTGATTTGGGGAATGGTTATATCGTTGATCCGTGGACAGGCAAAGAAATTAAAAATCCATATGTAAAATTAAATAATAGGTGGTACGTACCAAAAGGAGGAACAATGGCAGATATAAATTGGCAAGAGAGGTATGATGCTGAGGTAGTAAAAAACTATAAGTTAACAGTAGATGGCAGGAATAAAGATGCTAGGATAGCTGTCTTGGAGGCAGAAGTTAAAGCCGCCAAAGACGAAAGAGATGCTTATAAAAAGCAATTAGAAAATTACGAATGTCCTAAATGTCCTTCAATAGAAGAAAGCGAAGTCGTAAAAAATTGGTTAGTCAAATTGTACGAAGAAATAAAAGCTTGGATATTTAAAAAGAGGTAAGAAAGAAGGGTTTTATGGGTATCATTTTAGGATTGGCCGCAATGCTGGCCACGTTAGTAGAGGTATTAAAAAGGGTTGAGTATGCGCCGGTTAATAATCCGCAGAGATGGGTATTTTCAATTGCGTGCGTCTTGGTTATAGGATATGCTCTTATATCAGGACAGCTTGTATTGCAGAATGCTTTGATCATTGCAACGGTGATTGGATCTATTACGGTTTCGGCAACTGGTATATATGAGTGGATCATAAAAAAATTTTGGATCTAAAAAGTTAATCCGCCTTCAGGATCGGGATCTTTCCGATGGGCCTTTATTGTACGGAGTTAGTCGCCTCCGCCCGGCCCCGAGGGCAGATTTTTTATTGTTTAAAATTGTTGTGCAGAGTTGTGCAACTGTGGATAAGTAATAAATACCGTACTTAAAATGGCTCAATAGAACAAAAGGGTTGACAAGTTTTGAAAAGTTTTGTAAAATGGTTATATAAATAAGGAACAGGAAATGAAATATATTAAAAGACAAAATGAGATATGCAAATGTGGTAACAAGATAATATGGGCGAGGGGAAAATGTCAGCGTTGTTACAATAACGATTATTATCATAATAAAAGAAAGAAATAATTAATTAGGGGAATGGAGGCGACTATGTTGGATTACCACACACAAGAGGCAATATTTGCTAGGAAGTACCGCAAGTTTGCAAAAAAGTTAGTGATTTTTTTAGCGGGAATAGCGGTAGGTATTCTATTGATTTCTTTGTTTGTTTGGGGCGTGCAGAGAGCTTGGGACTATAACCTTGCGCAGTATGATCAATACTATATCGACATTCCGGCAAAATAATGGATTAGGTAAAGGCATACAATCAGAAGCAGATTGAGGCAATGGGAACCGATTTGACTTGTAATACGACTATCAGATTTGCTAATCTGTTACGGTGCGAGATAGGAGGCGAGTTCCTCAACACAGAGGAAATAATTAATAGATTGGAAGATAGTGACAAAAAGTTACTATGCAATAAGCACAATAGAAGCATTAGTTAATAAATTAAGAGGAAAAATATGAAGAAAAATAAAACTTTAGCCGAAGAATGTTTAGAGTTTAGAAAGGCTGTTATTAATCTGTTGATAGCCATAGGGATTGAAAAATTGGTTATTAAATTTAATAAATTTTTAAGGAAATTATATGGATAAACAACAACATAAAATATAAAAGGAGGCGACTATGGAAGAGAAAAAGGATTTAAAAGTAATTAATGACGGTCAAGCTGTGACTCTTCGTGATGTTATGAAGAAGAATTATGGTGATGACACAATGAAAGAGTTGGAGGCTTTCGTTCCGGCAGGACAACCCTCAAAGATGCTTTATATTGCATCTGTTGTTGAGGATGTTTTGGGACGAGATAAAACAGGAAAATTAAGATCTGCGAAGGATTTGATCAGGGTTATGATGTATGCGAAATCAACAGGATTGGATCCAGTAAAAAGACAATTCTATGCTGTATATAGAAAGGATTGGAAAACACAAAAAGAGGAGATGGCATTGCAGACTGGTATTGATGGTTTAAGGGCTATTGCGGAAAAGACAGGATTGTATGCAGGTTCTGATGATCCAGTTTATGATGGAGAGGATATTGAGAAAATAGATTTTAAAGATAAGCAGAGCGGGAAAGTTTATAAAACGATAACTGTTGGACATCCTATTAAAGCAATTGTTACTGTTAAGAAGATCAATAAAATGACAGGGGAGGCAATAGATATCAAGGCTTCTGTTTTATGGAATGAGTTTTACCCCGGGCCGCAATTTACTATGTGGCACAATAAACCATTCTTTATGTTGGGTAAGTGCGCAGAGGCGTTGGCTCTTCGTAAAGCATTCCCGCAAAAGCTGGGTGGTATTTACATTCAGGAAGAGTTTCAAAAGGAAGACGTTGGGCAGTCATTGGTGTTGCCACCAGTAAAAATTGACGATAAGGTTAAAGCAAGGAAAAGCAAGGCTAAAAAAGAAGCAAATGGCGCTTTGGCCGAGCAAGTTAAAAAGGAGGCGACTGATGGCAAAAAAGACAGCAAATAAGATTGTATCTTATGACAAAATGAATCTTACTAAACTTGAGGCAATGATTATTGATCTTAAAAAAGACGGTGACCAGATATTCCTCAAGCCGGAGGGGGAGAGTGCGTTACTCAAGGTATTAGAGATTCAAGAGTTTTTGGATGGCGCGATTAAGGATATAAAAGAAAAGTTGGCCACAAAAGCAGAAAAGGTTGATCCTAATTTTACATCAATATCGGGAGACAATATAAAGGTCTATTACAGGTTTTTTGGTTCAAGGTATAGTGTAGACCCATCTTTGGTGGAAAAAGTGCCTGAGGGGCTGTTAAAACGCGAAATAAGGTATAGTGTGGACATAAAAGCCTTGAAAGAATACATTGAGGTTAAAGAGGGAGTGCCTTATGGCATAGTGGTAAAGGACAGGCAAAAGTCAATTAGCTTTGTAAAAAAGAAGGGACTTAAGGATGAAGACTAAAAATTACAAGTTCCGCGCGAGTTATAGCATATTAAGAATGTGGGAACAGCAAAGGTATGATGATGCGGTTAAAATGTTATTTCATTTATCAAGTTTGACCAGTCCGGCAATAGAAGCCGGCAAGGCATTCCATAAAGAATGGGAAGAACATATCAAAAAGACAGGATGTTTGCCTGATGTGTTCGGGGGTACTAAATTAAAAAATCCGATTGTTGAAAAGAAATACGCGATTGATCTTAAAGATTCGAGATTAAGTTGGATGACGTTAGTTTGCAGAATGGATTGTGAGACTAAGGATGAGGTGATTGAGTTTAAGACAGGAACGACAAGCAGTGCAAAATATGCCAATGAACAACAGATCCCAATGTACGCATTGATCAGGGAAATTCAAGGAAGGTCAGTTAAAAAAGGGATTGTCTATCATTATGATCAGTATGCAAAAAAATCAGATATGTCTATTGTTTGGATCACTCCAAAGGTTCTAAAAATTGCGGCTGATTGGATCGAGGGGATGGCAAGTTCTATGCATAATTACTTGGTTGAGAATGGCTTATATGAGCAATTAACAAAGATGAAAGAGGATGTTGACGCGCAAGCGTTAGACGAGTTATAGTTAAAGAAACAGCGGGAATATAAAGGTTTTTCTTATAAGAATAGAGAGTGCCGGTCAAGTCCAACCTTTACTAAACCTTTAGGTTCCCGCCTTGACCGGCACTTTTTATTTAAACAGAGGAGGGTAAATTGGCAAAGAACAGGTACATCAATACGAAGTTCTGGGATGATAGTTACATTTCCGATTTGGGGCCGAATGCAAAGTTACTCTATCTTTACTTTCTAACTAATGCATTAACAAACATTTGCGGAGCATATGAGATATCAATTAAGAGGATTGTATTCGACACAGGGATTGCAGAGGAATTGATCAAGGGATTACTTAAAAGATTTGCGGAAGATAAAAAAGTTCTTTATGTTGACGGTTACATAATCATTAAGAATTTCATAAAACATCAAAAACAAAATCCCAGTATCATAGCCGGGATTAAGGCAGAGAGTGGGCGTCTTCCCGCCAATGTAATGACAGCCTGCAACAAGCTGTCGCAAGCTGGCACTTATCTTAATATGAATCTTAATAGTAATAGTAATAGTAATAGTAATATTAAAGAGTTGGGAAACTCTGTTAAGGATAAAAAAGATAAAACAACATCACGCAAGATAATTAATAAAATAAAAAAAGATTTAAAAATTAAAGGAGTGATTAAATAATTTTAGAAGGCGACTATGTTAACAATAAAACAATTAAAGGGAATGGAGCCGGGTGTAATATTTAAAGAAGGAGTAGCAATTGATTGTGAAGATGGATTGTTTTTAGCAGGAACTGGCAAGGAAGTAAAATGGGTTGCTGTTCGTGGATATATTCACGACTGGGATATTTATGCTGATAATCCTTATAGTCCGCAGTTTGATTTTGCAGGGGTAAAAGCAATGGGTGATAAAGTCACCATAAAAGAAAATATACAGAAATTAGTACCTTGCGATGAGGAAGCTTTTAAAATGTATAGGTATTAAAAATGAAACAGATACCACCATATTTCAGCAGTTCAAGAGAGTATTATATTATTTATAAGTTGGAGCGTAAAAATAGATCAACCTTAATGGAGGCAAGGACGGCCAGGGAAGCGTTGGCAATGTTTAAGGAAGTATTCAAGTATGATAAAGTTGTGGTAGTTGAGGAGTGGATCACGGAAAGAAATATTGTGAAGCACTCGGTTAAAAATAACGAAATAGAAACAACATTGGCATATTTATTTAAGGAGGAATAAATGAAGTATAAACTAACAAAAGAAACCAAAGAGGTATATGGATTAAAATTATTCCGTATAGAGGCACTCAAAGACTTTGGTGATGTAGAAAAAGGTGAGAAGGGTGGGTGGATAGAAAAAGAAGAGAACTTATCACAAGAAAATAATGCTTGGATTTATGGTAATGCTAGGGTTTATGGTAATGCTGAGATTTATGGTAATGCCAGTGTTTATGGTGATGCTTGGATTTATGGTAATGCTAGGGTTTATGGTAATGCTGAGATTTATGGTAATGCTGAGATTTATGGTAATGCCAGTGTTTATGGTAATGCCAGTGTTTATGGTAATGCTGAGATTTATGGTAATGCCAGTGTTTATGGTGATGCTTGGATTTATGGTAAGAAACTTATAAGTGGATACTTCTATCACACAAAAGAAAAATCAGAAAAGATAGAAATTATGGAAAACGATGAAGACTATGAAACTCTATATTCAGAGCCAAAGTATGAAGAAGAAGGTACTAAAAAACAAGAACTACTAAAGAACAACTTATGAGATTTAAGGCAGAAGAATTAAAAGAACAAGTCGAGAGTTTATAAGGAGGAATAGATGAAAGCAAGAGTAATTTTTGCTCTTGAGGAGGTAAAAAGTGAAATATAAAATCATAGAATATAGAAATTTGGGTGATTATTTTCTTTGTGAAGATGAGAGTGGTAAGAAAATAAAATTAGATTTATTTACAGATTGTTCATATAAAGGTTTTGGTAATGTAACAAGAGCTAGTGGTGATTATTTGAAAAAGTATAAAAGCATTGAAGGAAAAACAATAGAAGTTGAAAAAATAACTCAATATGTGCCACTGTATTTTGCAACAAATGTAAAGTTACTTAAAGAGATGAAGAATATTTAAAAAAGGAGGAAAAATCAAATGAACACAGCAAGAAAAAAAGTGACTAAAAAACACATTGGCATTGGGTTGGGTATTATGGGGGGATTGATCCTATTCTTTGTACTATTTAGGATTCATTATCTGTTGGGACTTGGAATATTGAGTTTGATATTAATAGGAGTTGCCGGTAACTATACGGCGGGGAATGATAACGATTGGTCAAATGGATAATAGTCGGTGGTATAATAGAGTTAGGTTTAGTTAAAAAATAATTTAACAAGGAGAAGCCTATTTTAAGAGACAAGATGTTTATCGGTGTAGTGACGATTGTTACATTCCTTTTTTTAAATATTATTCCCGTAAAAGCACCGGTAACCGAATCAAAGCCGCAAGAACCTAAAGTTAGTGGAGTGACAACGAGTAATAGCATTGAAAGTTTAAAGGGAGCTTTCGCAAAAATGCAGGTTGAGATTAAAGAGTATGTTGATCAAGCAAAATTAAAAACAAAAAAGGTAGCTTTAAAAAAAGTTTATGCTGATGGAATATGTTTTGATACGATGAAGCAGGTATGGCCAGAGGAGCTTTGGGAAGGAGCAACGATAGTGATTCAAAAGGAATCATCAGGGGATCCAAATGCAATATCTTCAACTAACGATTATGGGTGTTTTCAGATTCACGATGAGCCGGCCGCATTGGACCCGATTGTATCAGCACAAAGAGGTTATCAAAAGTACCAACATCCAAGAAAGGTAAGCTCGATTGGATGGAACCATTGGTACGCAGTGGAGGGTATATTGTGGTGAAGGAAAAAAAATTAAATAATTTGTATTGTGTATTATTATTTATTGCTTATTTGATTGTATTGGTTTTATTATTTAAGGTTTTGATTGCTGTGGTTATGTGGGTTATTTGGAAGATGATTGGTTTATTAAGTTGGTTAGGTTGGATAGATATTTAGTTCATTGATAGGGGGTGATGTGATTGAGGAAGAGACAAAAAAAGTGCCATTGTTGTTATAAAAGACGAGCAACAGAAGGTCATCATTTTTGGCATCCTAAAAAGAGATACAAGAGGAGTGAAAAAAGAAAAGTATGCAGGAAATGCCATAAAGAATATCATCACTTTTTTGATACTGTTTGCAGGGGATTTAAGGATTGCAGAGATTGTCTTTATGCAACGATATGTTGTTATTGGAGAATACCCGAAGGAGGTGAGAGCAATACAGTATAAAATAAAAGAAGGATCAAGGGATATGACTTTTGGATCGTGCTGTCAGCATATAAAGCATACTTGTTCATATTGCCATTCGCATCATACGGAAGATATCGCTTTTTCAAAGCATTCAAGTCACGGTATTTTTCAATGCCCTAATTGTTTAAAGTTCTACTATATTGAAGAGTGTGATCAACACTCAGCGACTGTTTAGTAAGCAGAACCGATTAAGACCCGGCGGTCGCTCAATATACAAAAAACAAAATTAACGGCCGCCTTTTTTTTATTATGTTTACACAAAAATTCACAAATAAATACGGAGCGAAAACTCAAATTTATAATGGCAGGAGTTATCATTCAAAATTGGAAGCTCAATATGCACAAGAGTTTGATTTAAGACTCAAGGCAGGAGAGATCAAGGAGGTGATACCGCAGTTCAGAATAGATTTGACCGCGCACGGAAAACACATATGCAATTATTATGTGGATTTTAAAATTATTCACAATGATGATTCAATTGAATATGTAGAAATTAAGGGATTTGAGACAGATGTTTGGAGGATGAAGTGGAAGATGTGTGAGGCTCAAATGAATGAGGAAGAGCCGGACAGCAAATTGACTATTATCAAACAAAATAGTTATAATTTTTTTAAAAGCAAAAACAGAAGATAAAGGTTTATAGGGTTGAGAAATTATTTTAAAATTAAATTAATAAAAAGCGGAGGCGACTTATGAGGATAGCGTTTTTAGGAAATTTCCGCGTGGACTATTGTTCAGAGGTTCATCATACAAAAAGTTTAGAATCACTTGGATACGAAGTTATAAGGTTACAGGAGCAGGAAGCAACTGGGGAATTTATTTTAAGTCAGGCGCTGAAGTCTGACCTTTTTGTTTGGGTTCATACGCACGATTGGAACACGCCCGGGTTATCAATGAAAGAAATTATAGCCAAATTAAAGGAAGCTGGCATTATTACAATTTCATATCATCTTGATCTTTATATGGGGATTAATAGATGGAATGAGTATAAGGATTCAGAGATATTTGATTTGGATTATTTTTTTACTGTTGATAAAAAGATGGCAGATTATATGAATGAGAATACAAAAGTCAAAGGTGTTTTTATTCCCGCAGGTGTTTTTCATAAAGAATGTTATATTGACGCAAGTAAAGGTAAAGACAAAGATATCATTTTCGTTGGATCTAAAAGATATCATCCCGAATGGCAATGGAGGCCTCAATTAATTGATTGGTTAAAAGAAACATATGGAGATAAGTTTGAGCATTATGGTAATGATGGAATGGGTGTTGTCAAGGGTGATGCATTAAATAAATTATATGCGCGCACTAAAATCGTTATAGGAGATACGCTTTGTTTGAATTTTGAGTATCCTTATTATTTTTCGGATCGCTTGTTTGAAACAACTGGCCGGGGAGGATTTATTATTTTCCCATATATTAAAGGCATTGAGGATTACTTTGATTTGGGCAAGGAATTGGTGACTTATAAATTCGGTGATTTTGAAGACCTTAAAAAAAAGATTGATTATTATTTGGAACACGAGAAAGAAAGGGAAGAGATAAGACTGGCAGGGCATATCAGAACAAAAAGGGATCATACATATTTTAGGAGATGGCAGGAGATTTTAAGGAGGATTGAAGATGACAAAAGTTAAAATGATAAATACTAAAATCAACGGTAAGTATGAATTGATATTGCCAGAGCATAGGGTAGTAAGATCTCAATGGGAGACAGGTTGGGAGGCAGAGCGTATTGATTCAATGATGGATAATCTAAAAGATGGAGATGTTGTTTTTGACATTGGGACCGAGGAGGGTGATATTACAGGGTTATTGGCCAAGAAAGTCGGCAATACTGGGGGGATCGTAATGTTCGAGCCTAATCCGAGAGTGTGGGCTAATATCAAAGCAATTTGGGATGCAAATAAATTGAAGCATCCTTTAGGTTTTTTTGTAGGGTTTGCTTCTGATCAGACATTAGAGAAGCCACACAATTTAAATATTGATCCCGCAATCAAAGAAGGTTGGCCAGTTTATGCTTTTAACGAAGTAATTGGTGATCATAGTTTTAGGCATTTAGCGCAAGAAGCCGATACAACTCCGCAGATAACATTGGACGAGTACTGCAAGAGGGTTGGAGTTCATCCTAATTTAATAACGATTGATGTTGAGGGTTCAGAGCTTAATGTTTTAAAAGGCGCGGAGGAGATATTAAAAGATAAAAAGCCATTGGTTTATGTATCAATTCACATTTCGGCATTAAAGGATTTTTTCAATATAACACCTGCAGATTTGCATAATTATATGGAGTCATTGGGATATCAAGGACAGCTTTTAGCAATTGATCACGAGGAGCATTGGTTGTTTAAAAGTGAAGAAACGATTTGGAATGAAAAGGCAGGAAACAATGCGGCTTATGAAATGTGGAACGAGAAAGATGACAAAAAATATATGCAGACTACGGTTGAGTGCGTGCAGAATATAATTAAAGAGTTCAGTTTTAAAGAAGCAAAAGACAAGATTAAACTGTTAGAGATTGGTTGCGGGATTGGGAGATTGACAAATTTGGTTGCAGAGATTATACAGTCAAGGGGATATAAAGTATTAGGAGTAGATGTATCTCCGGCAATGATTAATATGGCCAAGATATATGGTAAAGATATTTTTAATGCAGAGTATCAAGTATCGAATGGCAGGGATCTCGCAAGTATTGAGAATGAGAGTATTGATGGTGTATATTCTATGGTTACGTTTCAGCATATACCGCAGGAGGCTTTTAAAGGATATATCAAAGAGGTAGGGCGTGTTTTGAAAATGGGAGGCAAATTTAGGTTTCAGTATGTTGAGGGAAAGAATGACGGCATTTTAACCCACGATAATAAAAAAGATGATGTTATCAAGTGGTTAGAGGAATCAGGATTTGAGGTTTTAAAAGTTGAAGAGAAATTAATGCATCATCGATGGACTTGGATTACAGCGAGGAAGATATGAAATGCCACGATAATCACGAGATAGTCACGGTCCCGATTAGGTTAAAAGGGCAATTGGAAACTGTTAAAAAATACTGTCAGATAGAAAAGGCAGGACGTAGTTTGTGGATTGAAGGATTAAGGCAAGAAAACTTTTTGTTTATTAGGAGGGGTAGATGATTGATGTAATTTGGCTTTCATACAAGGCGGATATTCCAGCGAGGGGTTATTGGGATCAGGGAATGATTGAGGATATTTTTAATAACAAAATGTGGGATCCGATTAATGGATATCAGTTTAAGCATACAGAGATGGTCAACATTGATTTTAATAATTTTGAAATTGCTAACGAGGGGGCTGTTATTGTATTTCCTGCAAGGTCACAGGTAGAGTTTACAGATAGATTGAATGAGGATTTAAAAAGACTAAAGTGGGTTGTGCTTATTTTAACAGGGGACGAAGAGGCATCATTTCCTATTGAAAAAATAGATCATCCCAATATTAAAATTTGGGTTATGGATCCAAGGCGTAAAAATAAAGATGTTGGAAGATTGCCGAATGGTTACCCGCCACAGGCACATTTAATTAAAGATATGGATGGATCTAAAAGAGACAAAGATTGGTTTTTTGCAGGACAGGTTACTCATAAAAGAAGAGTGCAATGTGCTAAAGAATTGAAGAAATTGGAAGCCGGTGATTTAGTTGAGACAGAAAGTTTTACAGCGGGATTGCCACACGAGGAATATTACGAAAGAATGACAAATGCTAAAATATGCCCTTGTCCATCGGGACCGGAGACACCGGATACGTTCAGGTTATACGAAGCATTAGAGGCAGGATGTATTCCAATAGCTGATGAGCAGACACCGCAGGAGAATTTTAAAAGAGGATATTTTACATTCTTGTTTGAGGAGGAGCCGCCATTTCCGGTAATAAGAAATTATGAAAGTCTTGTTGGATATGTTCAGGAGGCATTAATGGATTGGAAAAATTTATCAAATAAAACGATGGCTTGGTGGATTAAATATAAAAGAAAAATTACATATAAGATGGCGGACGATATTGCAGAAGTATCGGGGATTATTGGCAAAAAAGAAATTAAAGAAGCAGTCACTGTTTTAATACCTACAAATCCTATTCCAAGCCACCCCGATACATTAGTGTTAGATGAGACGATCGAGATGGTAAGGCATCATTTGCCAAACTCCGAAATTATAATAATGTTTGATGGAGTAAGAGATAATTTAAAGCATAGGAAGGATGATTATGAGGAATATATAAGACGAGTTCTTTGGAAATGCAATCACGAATGGAAGAATGTTTTGCCATTAGTTTTTTCAGAACACGAGCATCAGGCCAATATGGCTAAGGTTGCTTTGGGATATGTTCATACCCCGTTGATATTATATGTGGAACACGATGCGCCAGTGGTTAGTGATTGTGATATTGAGTGGGAAAAACTGGAGGAAGTTATTTTAAAAGGTGAAGCGAATGTTATAAGATTTCATCACGAGGCTATGATATTGCCGGATCACGAGTATTTAATGTTTGATCACGAAAATAAAATAGTGGAAGGCGTATCGATGAGGAGGACTATGCAATGGTCACAGAGGCCTCATCTGGCATCTAAAGTTTTTTATCAAAATATGTTAGATAGATATTTTACAGGTGATAAAACAATGATTGAAGATGTTGTTTACGGAAGATTGATTGAGGCTTGCAAGGATGGGATATTGGGATGGTATGATTGGAGGGTTTGGATTTATACACCGGAAGGTGACAATATAAAAAGGAGTTATCACATAGATGGCAGAAAAAAAGACCCTAAATATTAAAGAGACTACCGTTGGAGATAGAAAGATTTTTTATACAGAGGTTTTGTTGATCAAGCAAAATAAACTTTTGGTAAGTATAGCAGAGTTTAAAAGTCAGAAGAAGGCGAGGCAGGATATTAGGAAGAAGATGCAGAAGAAATATGGTAATGCTAAATATAAAATAAAAAAATTATTCTTATTACCACCAGAGTTTGAAATTGAGGAGATTAATTAAAGGAGGAGTAAAGAATTTTAAATTAAGGGAGACAAAAAGATGAGAATAGGTTTATTGGCATACTCTACAAATACAGGACTGGGGATTCAATCACAGGAATTTTATAATCATATTCCTTGCGAAAAGGTGATGTTGATTGATATATCTAAATTCAATGGCTATCAGACGCACCACGAGCGGTTCCCCGGGGCGTTTTGCATCACAAATGGGTTTCCTACTGATGAAGAGATATACGGTTTTGTAAAGGGGTTAGACGTGATTTTCTGTATGGAAACACCATTGAACTATAATCTATACAAAATGGCAGAGGATCGCGGGGTTAAAACAATACAGCAATTCAATTGGGAGTTTTTGGATTATATAAATAGGCCAGAATTACCGAAGCCAACATTGTTTGCGGCGCCATCAAGATGGGAGTGGGACAAATTCCCATACCCAGAAAAAAGAAGGTTGTTGCACGTTCCAGTCAATAGGGAAAAACTACCGCCAAGGGATATCAAGCAGTTTAAAAACTTCTTACATATTATGGGTAATCCGGCCGCGCACGATCGTAATGGAACATTAAATACTATCAGGGCTTTTACAAAAGTTCCCAACAAAGATATCACATTAACTGTCAGGGTGCAGAATGAAGAGAAGGGAAAAGAATTAAAAAACCTCGTTTCAGGATTAGGTGATAGCAGAATAAAAATAGATAATCGCAACCTTGATAATTATTGGGATAGTTATAATGGGTATGATTTTTTAATTATGTCGAGACGTTACGGTGGTTTATGTTTGCCAATGCAAGAAGCATTGAGTTGTGGGATGCCGGTTTTGATGACAGACATTTCGCCCAATAATGAATTTTTGCCGATGAATTGGTTGGTACCTGCACAAAAGATAAGCCAATTTGAGCCAAGATCAGTCGTTGATATTTATGATGCGCCGGAAAATCTTTTAGCAAAGTATATTATAGAGTTTGCAAATATGAATGAAGAGGAAGCAACGATTGAAAATGATGTTGCAAAGCATTTAGGTAATATATTATCTTGGGAAAAACAAAAACTGATTTATGAAGAATTATTTAATGAGTTAATAAAAAAGGAGAAATAAAAATGGAGTTTAGAACAGCGGAAGTAGTGTTTGACGGACACCCTGATAAATTATGCGACCAGATATCAGATGCGATATTGGATGCATATTTAGCCGAGGATCCTGATTCAAGAGTGGCCATTGAGACAATGGGAGGTCACGGCAAGTTAGTAATTATGGGAGAGGTTACATCAAAAGCAAACATTGAGATTGAAGAAATTGCGAGTCAAGTTTATTCGGATTTAGGTTACAAGGATGAGATTGGTATTTTTACAAATGTTGTGAAGCAATCACCGGATATTGCACAGGGGGTTGATGACGGTGGAGCAGGTGATCAGGGAATAATGGTTGGTTATGCAACAAATGAAACAGAAGAAATGTTGCCAAAGGAACTGGTATTAGCGAGAAAACTTGCAAAAGCTGTAAGTAAATTTAAAGGATATGGGCCTGACGGAAAATGTCAGGTTACGTTAAATGATAAGGGAGAGGTTGAGACTGTTGTTTTATCAGTTCAAACAACAAAAACACCGATCGGGCAGAGTGTAGTAGAGAAGATTTTGAATCATAAAATAAAAGAATATTATTTTAATCCAACAGGTAAATTTGAGGTTGGAGGGTTGATTGCTGATACTGGATTAACAGGCAGGAAACTTGTTGTTGATAATTATGGCCCGCAGATACCACTCGGGGGAGGGGCTTTTAGCGGTAAGGATCCATCAAAAGTAGATAGATCGGCGGCATATATGGCACGGTATTTGGCGAAGAGAATGGTTAAAGAATTTGATTTAGATAATGCTTTGGTAAAAATAGCATATTCTATTGGGGTTGCAGAGCCTGTTATGGTTACTGTTCAAGGTAAAAAAATGGATAGGACTGTAAATATAAATATTGGCGGTTTAAAAAATATACCTGATTTAACACCGCAGGGGATTATAAAATTTCTTGATCTTAAAAGACCGATTTATCAGGAGACAGCAAAATGGGGACATTTCGGAAATAAGAATTTTAAATGGGAACAGATATGAAAACAATTAAAATAAAATGTGCCAGAATTGTGTTTGACGAATTTATAAAGCAATCCCATTGTTCGATGCCACTTTTTATTTTAAGACCGATTAAAAGAATAGACGGGATATATAGGAGGCAAAGATACAAAAAGGCAGAATAACAATAATAGTTCCGGTAACACGGCATTGGGCATTAAAAGGATTGTTCGATTGTTTGGATGCTCTAAAAGTTAACAGGGAAAATGTTGACGGTATTTTTTACGTTGATACAGATGATCCCCGAGTTATTAATCCTTGCATTAAAAAAACAGAAGAGTATTTAAAAACATTCAGGCGTTGGGTTTGTAAGGTATCAGGGAATATGGCGCCGTCAGAAGTTCGGTTACTGCATAGGAGGGACAGAATTGTTGAGGCACACACGAAAATAAAAGAGTTGTTGTTGGATGATTCAAAATATATTTTTGGAGTAGAGGATGACACATTATTCCCAGAGTGGTCAGTTAATGAAATAATGCCTGTTATTGTACGCCCTGATTGTGGCTTTATAGAGGGAGTACAGGTTGGGCGTTGGAGTTTAAAATATGTGGGGGCGTGGAGAGTTGACAAATTAAAAAATCCTAAAAAGATTCTATCAATGCCCTGTTTGGATACCAGAGAAAAGGAAGGAAGATTTATTGAGAAGATTGACGCAGGTGGATTTTATTGTTTTATGACAAAAACAGAATTATATAAAAAGCATAAGTTCAGGTGGGAAGGAGATTGTTTTGGGCCCGATGTTGTTTACGGTTTGGATTTAAGGAAGAAAGGTTACAATTGTTACATTGATTGGTCTTTGGTTACAGGACACAATGATGATGGTTTAGTTTTGTGGTCAGACGAAAAATCGGCGCAAGCGGTGTATAATAAGGTTAGAGGTAACTGGGAAATGGAGAAATGCAATTTTCAGAAGAAATGAAAACGTTTTTAAAAAGTCACGCATCAGATACAGGGTTCAAGTATGCGTTATGTTATAAATGTTTTTTTAGAGGATATTTAAAAGAGATAGAATTGTCGGCTTGCATATTATTAACAAATGCATTGCGTACAAAAATAAAGTTAAGTGATATATTAAAAATTAAGAATAATTATAGAGATTTTTAAAATGATAAATCAAGCAGAAATAACAATCAAGAAAACATCTGATCTTGTTTTGTGGGACAAAAATCCAAGACAAATATCAGACAAGAATTTTATAAAGTTAAAGAAGCAGATTGAAAAGTTAGGAGTTTATAAACCTTTATTAATTAATCAGGATAATATTGTTATTGGTGGAAATATGAGATTGCGCGCATTAATGGATCTAGGAGTTACGGAAGTTGCTTGCTCAAATGTAAAAACAAAAGATGAAACAGAAATGATTGAGTATGCATTATCGGATAATGATAGAGCGGGTGATTATGATCAACAGCAATTGGCAGAGTTGATTTACAACGTTCCGATTGATTTGGAATTGTATCATATTGATGTTGGTAAAACTTACAAACTAAAGGATGTATTGAGTCAATTTACAGAAGATGGGGAAGTGCCGGAAGCCGAGACGGATGAGGATAATATCAAATCAAAAAAAGGTGAGGTTTATTTATTAGGTGAGCATAGGGTAATGTGCGGATCAAGTGATGATCCTGCGGATGTTGCAATTTTAATGAATGGCAAAAAGGCGAGAATGATTTTTACGGATCCACCGTATATGGTTGACTATAAAAGCCCGGGAGGTGGTAGTTATAATTCAGGAAAATATAAACATCACGATGGCAAAATATTCAACGACAATTTGAAAGAAGCAGAAGCATTGGAGTTTTACAAAAAGGTTGCGCAGAACTTATATGATTTTTCAACTGATGATTCTTGTATCTATTGGTGGTATGCATCAAGGAATCAGCATTTTAATAGGGAAGCACTGATGGGGGGGGGTTGGCATATAAGTCAGATAATCATTTGGGTGAAGAATGGACTGGTGTTGTCAAGGGGACAATTATTTCACAGGGCATACGAACCTTGTATGGTTGGTTGGAAGAAAGGCAAGACGAGTTACAAAAACAAACTGGTCACAAATATAAAGGACATTTGGAATCTTCAGATAAACGATTTTGCGGAGTTAGCGGATGTATGGTATCAGCACAGGGACAATATGGCCGACTACGAACATCCAACACAAAGGCCTACAGGTTTGGCAGTCAGAGGATTAAAGCGTTCGTCTCAAATTGGAGATTTAGTTTTAGATTTATTTGGAGGCAGTGGATCAACACTGGTAGCTTGCGAGCAAAACAACAGGGTATGTTACACAATGGAATTGGACCCTGCGTATTGTGATGTAATAAGAAAAAGGTACGCAATTTTAAAGGAGCATAGAGATGACTGGGAAGACTATACAAAAAAAGAAAATTAAGAAAGGCAGACCTACTGTATTTACATCAGAGGTTGTAATTAAAATAATTGCGGGATTTCACAATGGATTTAATGATACAGAAGTTTGTTTGTATGCTCAAATTTCAAGGAATGCATTTTATGAAGAGCTAAAAAGAAATAAAGCATTTAGTGACAAAATCACTTATGCAAAAGGTCATCCGAATATGAAAGCAAAAGAACTTGTTATTACAAACATCAATGAGGGGGACGTTGCAACAGCAAAGTGGTGGTTGGAGAGAAAAGCAAAGTCAGAGTTTTCATTAAGGATTGAGCAGACAGGAAAAGACGGGGGATCTATTGCTAACACTGTTGATATTTTTGGTAATGCATTAGACATAAAAGAGGAAGAAGAAAATAACGGAGATGACAAAGAGTCAGATAAAAAGGACGAGGATATTCAACCCGAAGCAATTGGAACTCCTCAAGTATCTTAGAACAAGGATTTATTCTTATCTGTTGTTTGGTGGTGGTGTAGGTGGTGGCAAGTCTTATCTTGGCGCTTCTATTTTTATAAACCTTGCAATGAAATATAATGGTTTAAGATTTGCTGTTTTCAGAAGGAATATGACGGTTTTGAAAAGGACAACGTATCAGACGTTTTTAAAATATTGTAGGCAGAATAATATTATTGAGGGGCGTGATTTTCATATTAACAAACAGGATATGGTTTGGGAGTTCATTGAGACAAAAAGCCAGATATGGTTTATGGAGGGTGATCACACAAGAGACCCGGACTTTGACAAAATAAAAGGTATGGAATTAACGGCCGCGATGGCAGATGAAGTTAATGAGTTTATTGAGGATTTTTTTGATACGTTGACAACAAGAGTTGGAAGGGAAAACCCGCCAGAGTACAATATCCCAGCATTTATATTTATGACGTGCAACCCTGCAAACAATTGGATTAAGGCAAGGTTTTATGATATTTGGTTAAAAGGAAAGTTGGAAGCGCCTTACTTGTTTATACAATCATTGCCGGAGGATAATCCGTACAATCCCGATGAGTACATTGCAAGATTAAAACAGATGCCGTTGCAGTATCGTAAAAGATATTTGGAAGGATCTTGGGAATATATTGATGATAAAAATTCGTTAGTGTCATTGAGAGTATTGGACAAGTCCATTAGACCTATTGCAGAGAAAAAGGGAACAGATAGATTTGCTTTTGCCGATATAGCAAGAGAGGGGAGAGATGAGACGGTATTTTGTTTAATTGAGGGAGATATGGCCACAGATATTTTTATTCCCGAAATTGAGATTTCAGAGGAAGAGCCAATTTTAATGAAAGTTGCGGAAGCATTTATTGATTATTGTGATAAAAATCAAGTTGGTTATGAAAATGCAGGGGTTGATGGCGTTGGGTTAGGAGCGGGTGTAATTGATAAATGCAGAGAGAAGAAGTTTTTTGTTCAAACATTCAAGGCAGGATATGCGGCTGATAAAGAGATTGGTATTTTTGAAGAACAGCGTGTTGCTGATTATAAAGATTTAAGGAGTCAGGCATATTCGGAAATGGTACAAGAGATGGACGATGGTAAGTTTAAAATATATGAGGGGATACCATTTATTGAAAATCTAAAACAAGATTTGTTGGCTCATAAGGTTTTTTATGAAGATAAAATAACAACTGTTGAATCAAAAAAAATAATGAAAAAAAGATTGGGAAGGTCACCGGATTACTCGGATGCATTGGCAGGCGCGCACTGGTTAAAAGATAGGGAAGAGAATATAATTGACGAAGATGATGTTGATATTTTGTAACGTGATATAATAAAAGAAAGAATAAGGAAATTTTTATATGAAAATAGTACCAAGTTTTATAAGAAATTATTTTGGCAAAAGATGGTTTGGTATTCCCGGTGAATCTGGGGAAGGTTTTGTTGATAATCTTGGGGTACAGCCAGCACAAAATCAGAGGCAAGTTTTACAAGAATATATTGGACTTGCCTCTTTGTGTGTTTCATCAAGGGCAGAGGAAGTTGCATCAATTGAGAATTATGCATATCAGGAGTTGCAAGATGGATCTACAAAACGTCTGCCAAAGAACGAGTTTTTAAAGCTATTAGAAAAACCGAATCCTGAAATGACAAAGTTTGAGTTATTTGAAGCAACACAGTCTTTTATAGATATGGTTGGTGAGGTATTTTGGTATTTTTCATTGGGAGAACAAACAGGAAAGCCAAAGGGTATTTATACAATCAGGCCGGACAGAATGAAAGTTGTTGTTGATAAGGGATATATTGTTGGTTACAAGTTAATGAAGAACGGAGCAGATGGTCAGTTTTTAATGCCCGAAGAAGTTTATCATTGGAAAACATTTAATCCGAATAATGCATATAGAGGTATTGGTATTTTACAAAGAGCATTGGATTATGTTGGCACAGAAAGATTTGCATCAAGGTTTTCATTAAACTTTTTGAGAAACAACGCAACGCCGGCAGGTGTTTTAACTCTTGACGGATCAATGAAAAAAGAGGCATTCCAAAAGTTCAAGAGACAATGGCGTGAGGGATTGTCAGGGGCCGAGAATGCGGGGAAAATTGCAATAGTAAGGGGAGCCACAGCAAAGTTTGAGAAGATTGGTTTATCGCTTCAAGACATTGACCTTAAGGCATTAAAAGATGTTACAGCTGATGATGTGTTCAAGATGTTTAAAGTTCCAAAGCCGTTAGTTGGGTTGGCTGATGCTCAAGGTCTAGGGCGTGGCAACGTTGAGACATTAGAATATATTTATATGAAGAGAACAATCAATCCGCAGATGAAACGTATTGATGATGGTTTGGAAAAATTGAATGAGAGATTTTATAAAGAAAATGGCACAATGATTGGACACGAGAATATAGTGCCGGAGGATAAGGACTATGAATTAACAAGACTTGAAAAAGGCACAGACAAGTGGATACAAAGAGATGAGGCAAGAGTCGCCGATGGGCTTAAGCCGGTTGGAGCTAATCAATTGTTCATTGGTTTGAATCAGGTACCTGTTGATTTGGATAGTACAGCATCAAAAGGTGTTGAGAAAAAAGCTCGTTTAATTATTAGAGTTCCGAAAACTCAAAAAAAAAAGGGGGGGATTGACTGGGACGTAACAGATAAGTCAGATGATGCTCCACAGGAAGTTTTTAGAAAAAATACAGTAGAGGTTACCGCTCTTGGTTATGAAAAAAAGTTAAAGAAAGCATTTGTTAAATATTTGTCAGAGCAAGAGGATAAGGTTTTAAGTATTGTTGATCCTAAAAAGAAATTAACAGCAAAGGATTATCAGGACCCTCTATTTGATAAAGCAGAAGAGACAGCAAAATTAATGTTGGCATTAACCCCGATTATAATTACATTGGCACAAGACATTGGAGAGCAGGGAATGACTTTTGTTGGAGCAGATGGGGAATTTATAATGTCGCCAGCATTTGATAAGTTGTTGAAAGACCACTTGTATAAAATGTCATATAAATTCAACGATGAGACGATTGATCAATTATCTAAAACATTGGCAGAGGGATTAAAAGCAGGGGAGTCAAATGATAAATTGGCCAAGAGAGTCAACGGTGTTTATGATGATGCAAAGAAATGGCGCAATAAAAGAGTTTCGCGGTCAGAGACTCATTGGACCGCTGTAAATGCCACAGAGGAGGCTTACAAGCAGTCAGAATGGGTACACTATAAAAAATGGTATGCAAATCCCGGGGCGTGTGAGTTCTGTTTATCGTTTGATGGTAAGACAGAACCAATTGGTCATTCATTCTGGCCACAGGGGAAAGAAGTTGAAGGGACAGAGGGAGGAACATTCAACCCTGATTATGAAACTGTAGAGAATGCACACTTGCATCCAAATTGTAAATGTCAGTTATTGCCAATGGAGTCAAAGGAATGATTAAAAGTATATACTGCCCAAATTGTAGACGCTTTTTAGGCAAGATATATGATGGAGGAGCGGTTTTAAAAACAGAGTTGAAATGTTCGGAATGCAAAGAAATGGTTGAAATAAACTATTGTACTGCTTCATCTTTTTATACGCCGCCAGTTTCAGGTTTAGATAAAATAAGAATTAAGGATTGACAAATTAAGAATAGTTAACCTATAATTTAATCAAAGCTCACAAAGGGATATTTTTTAAAGCCCGGAGCAATAGTCAGTTTTATTATTGGCTGTTGTTGTGGGTTTTTTTGTATAAAGGTTGAGTATGTAATCTTAAATAAAACGGACGGGAGGATGGCGGGTTATTATAAATTAACAAAGGAATTATATGGAAACAAAAGAAGCAAAGAAAAAATACGGAATGCAAAAAATCGGTTTATCATTTGCGCCGGGGATGACAAAGGATCTTGGTCACGGTGTTATTGAGGTTATAGTTTCAACCGATAGAGAGGACTATCACGGAGAAAAGATTAATCCCGATGGCATAAATACTAAAGAATATCACGGTACTGTTTTGTATGGTCACGATTACGAGGGGTTGCCAATTGCTAAAACAACAAAGTTATGGAAAGACAAAGCAATCAAAGGGTTAAAAGCAAGATTGCAGTTTGCGGTTGAGGAATTGCCATTTGCTAAAACTGTTTATGATCTTATCAAGGGCGGATATTTAACAGATGTATCGATTGGTGGATTGGTTACAAAGTGGAGCGATGATTGGTTAACGATTGAAGAGATGATAATGAAAGAATTTAGCATTGTGCCTATTGGAGCCAATGCGGATGCTCAAGTTGTTGCAATGAGCATTGGCAAATCAATGAATGAGGTTAAAGGGGAATATGAAGATGCAATGATTAAACATTTTGCGGAAAAAGTTAAGTCAGTACCAAAGGGACAGATTAAAGAAGTTATTAAATCAATAAAAGTTGTACTTGCGGCTCTCGAGGGCGAGGTCGATGGCATCTCCGAAGAGAACGCAGACGGTCCGGTCAACCGGGTAAAATTTATTACCTTAAAAAACCACGCGAAAGAACTTGATAAAAGTTCCGAGCAAATGATCAAGATAATTAAAGTGTCGCTAAAAGCGAAAAAGGAAAATTAAATTATGGATAGATTAAAAGAGTTAGAGAAAAAAGAGAAAGATGGATCTATAACTGCCGATGAGCAAACTGAATTAAAATCTCTTCGCGAAGCAAAAGACGAGGTTGAGATTGGTGATGAAGTGATCGACGCAATATCTGCAAAGGTTGCGCCGATGGTTACTGAATCATTAAAGGGAGTTGTTGGTGATTCTATCAAGGAAACTATGAAATCAGCTACCGAAAAAACTATCAAGAAAAACATATCTGACGGAGACGACGGCGATGTTGACCAAGACGGCGATGAGGAATCTAAAGAGTTAAGGTTTATGAAGGGTGCTGTTGCATTAGTAAACGGAAGCGTAAAGGGTATAACTGAATATAATCGTAAGTCTATGGAACTTCGTAGGAAAGCCGGATATGGCAACGAAGGTACAGATGCTGATGGTGGTTATTTAGTTCCTGATCCTGATTTCGATGCAGAGATTGAAAGATTGGAAGAAGAATACGGCGTTGCATTTCAGTATGCCGATGTTAGACGTATCAATGGTAATTCTATAAAACTTAACAAGAAATCAAGCGGTTTTGATTTTGTTGAAACCACAGAGCATACCGCTATAACAGGTGGTAAGCTAACAATTGGTCAGGTTACTGCTGATCTTAGAAAATTCGCAAGGATTGCACCGGCAACTGAAGAATTGGACGAGGATTCAGCTGTTGATTACTGGCAAGAAGTTACCAATGAGTTTGCTTTAAAGAGAGCTAAAAAAGCTGATGAGTTAACCTTTACGGATAGCACATCTGGTATTTTAGAAATTGCTTCAACTAAAGCTCAAACTGTTGGATCCGCTTACACTGATATAGATTGGGATGATCTGATGAACGCTGAGGTTAGAGTACCATCACCTTCTCAAAAGAACGGTCGATGGTTTATGCATAGGACTATATGGAACTATCTTGCGCAGAAAAAAGACAGCGAATCAAGATATCTATTTCAGCCAAATCCTAACGCTCCATCTACTCCTTGGGGTACACCGGTAGTTATGACTGAAGTGTTGCCTACAACAGCAACTGTTCAGGGCAATAGTGGTATTGCGGTATTCGGTGATCTTAAGCACTACAAACTTTACGTTAAGAATGGCATAAGATTAACGTTGCTTACTGAAGCAACTGTGACGGATGCTGACGGTACTGATTTTAATCTTGCTACTCAAGACGGTAAAGCCCTTAAGGGTGTAATTAGAATGTTGGGTGTTGCAAAATTCCCAGAAGCATTCTGCGTTCTTGGTATAGGAACAGTTAGTTAGCCAAAATTAAATTAACTTTTAAAGGAGGTTAACTATGAACATTCAAAATATCAGGATCGGAGCTTGTTTTGTAACATTCAAAGGTAAAGACCTTGGTCATACCAAAGAAGGTGTTGAGTTTGAGTTCGAGCGTGAGTTCGAGGATCTAATTGTAGATCAATATGGTTCAACACCAGTTGATATGGCGCTTACAGGGCAAAACCTTAAAGTTAAGGTTGCTCTTGCGGAGCCGAACACTTATAATTTGAGCGTTGCCATTCCCGAAGGGGAATATGAGTCAGGCGCAACTGATGACAGATTGAACCTTGGTGAAGATGCAGGGTACCAGTTAAGAGGAGATGCGGGACTTTTAGTTCTTCACCCTCTTAAAAATGCGAGTACTAATCTTTCAGAGGATATCAATGTGTATAAGGCTGTATCTGTAGAAAAAATCTCCCTTGGTTACAAGGTAGATGAGCAGAGAGTGATTGAGATTACTTTCCGCGCATTGATAGATGAAACCTACGGAGCAGGAAGACGTCTTGGACATATTGGGCCGTCACTTATAAGTTAGGTTGTACGTTTACTCGGGGGCTTTATGGCCCTCGGGATAAG